CTCTAGTAATATTACGGCTGCTGCAACTAGCGCAGGTGTAGGTCAAGCTCCTGATAGAAGACGGTTATACGATTTTAGTGATCGAGTCGCTGAATTGGCTCCAGAAGAATCACCATTCTTCGTATACTTGTCTCAGGTTGCTAAAGCACCTACAGATGATTCAGTCTTTCGTTTCTTAGAGAATCGCTCTAAGATTGACTGGACAAGTCGTAATTTTTTACTCGCTGCTGCTGTTAATGGTGGTAGTGCAGTCTCCGCTGGCGCATCTTATGCTTTTAGCGTTGACACTACTGGTGGCGCATCAGTAGATTACTTAATAAAAGGAATGGTATTTGCTGTAAGTACAGTTGATAGCACCGCAGGATATTCTCAAACATTGGTTAGAGTTGATAGTGCAGTAACTGACGCTGGTTCAACTAGCTCATTTACTGGTAAAATTATTGACGTATCAAATGCTAATGTTACTGGATATAATGTTCTTGCAAATAACGATGCTTGTCAAGTTATCGGTACTGCATTTGCTGAAGGCTCTGCTTCTCCAGATACATTCTCAAGCGAAATTGAAGATGATTTTGGTTTTACTCAAATCTTTAAAACTGCTTGTGAACTTTCCAATACTGCTATTGCAACTCGCTATCGTGGTTATTCAAACGAATTTGAACGCATTTGGGCGACCAAACTTCGTGAGCATAAAGTAGATATCGAACGTGCAATGTTGTTTGGACAAAGAGCAAGAGTTGGCGGAATTCAGTATAGCGAAGGTCTTGCTGGACACATTGTAAAAAATGCAAATCCAACAACTGATGATTCTGCTCTTTCTTATACTAGCGGTACACCTTACTATCGTAGTGTAGCTCAAGCTGAGCTTACTTATGACAGGCTACTTTCTGACTTAGAGGTTATCTTTGACCCAGCTCGTGGCGGTTCAAGCGATAGATTGGTACTTGCTTCACTTCCAGTTATAACATTCTTTAACAAGTTAGGCGACGGTGCATTCATGGATGCTTCTATGGGTTCTGCTTCTAACATGGTTAATCGTTATAACTTTGAAGAAAGACAAGGTCAATTTGGTCATAAGATTATGACTATTGATACTGTTCATGGAACAATGCATTTGGTTAAAGAACCATTATTCAGAGGAATTTCTTCTGGTATGATGCTTATGGCTGATATGAGTAAAGTCTCTTATCGCCCATTGGTTGGAAATGGTTTAAATCGCGATACTCATATTATAACTAACGTACAGAATTCTGATGAAGACTTACGTAAAGATATGATTATCACTGAAGCTGGTCTTGAAATAACATTACCAGAAGCCCATGCACTTTATAACGTAGAAAGCTTGTAAGGAGGTAAACTATGAAGACTGATAAAATTAATCCTAATAGTGGTAAATACCGTGAAGCCTTTCAAGAAGGCTTTGTTGGTTCTTATTTTGGTTTGAGCGTTGAAGCTCCAACTGTAAGTTCTA